ACCACTTCTTCAAAAAGGCGGTGTATGACGTCGAGAAAGCCATGGCCGAGGCCGATGCCGCCATCGAACTGGCAAAACAGAATGGTCAAGCTGGCCCCATGGTCGCTGCGGTGACCCTGAAAGCCAAGCTGAACGGGCTGTTGGTCGAAGACCGGCGCAACGAGCGCACCCCGCTTACTGATATGTCGGATGACCAGTTGCAACAGGTGATTGACAGCGTAGCCGCCGATATTGCCTCGATGATGCCGCGTCATGCAGCATTGACCGAAGTGAAGACCATTCAATGAGTGCTGTGGTACATACATTGGAACCGCGCCAACAGTTGGCCATGGCCCTGATGGAGCAGAAGCGCCGACTCGTCGAGAACGCGCTGGCCCGGTACCAGCCGTATGCCAAGCAGCGTGAGTTCCACGCCAAGGGCAAGCTGTACCGTGAGCGGCTGCTGATGGCCGGTAACCAGTTGGGCAAGACCATGTGCGCCGGGGTCGAGACCGCGCTGCACCTGACCGGCAGATACCCGAAGTGGTGGGAAGGGCGGGTATTCACCAAGGAAACCGCCATGTGGGTCGCCGGGGTCACCGGTGAAGGCACTCGTGATGGCGCACAGCGTATGCTGTTTGGCCGGATGAACGCCATGGGCAGTGGCATGATACCGAAGGACGCTATCAAGGAAGTGCGCCGCAAGTCTGGCGTAGCCGACTCCATCGACTTCGCAACAGTCCGCTTCGGCGGCGGCGGCGATGTACAGGCCAGAGAGAGCATCGTCGCCTTTAAGTCGTATGACCAAGGCCGGGAGAAGTTCCAAGCCGAATCATTATCCGGCGTCTGGCTCGATGAGGAACCGCCTGCCGACATTTACAGCGAATCGGTTACCCGCACCAACGCTACCGGCGGTATCGTCTTCCTCACCTTCACTCCACTCATGGGCGTCACCGAAGTAGTGAAGCGTTTCATGATTGACCAGCCCGAAGGCACCACGATGATAAGCATGACCATCGAGGACGCCGAGCATTACAGTCCAGAGCAGCGCAAGGCCATCATCGCCGCCTATCCCGAGCATGAGAGGGAAAGCAGGGCCAAAGGTATCCCCGACTTCGGTTCCGGTCGCGTCTTCCCGCTGTCAGAGGAAAGCATCACAGTCCCACCATTCGCCATACCTTCTCACTGGCCTTGTATCGGGGCCATCGACTTCGGTTACGACCATCCTTCGGGTGCTGTAAAGCTGGCTTGGGACAAAGATCGAGACTGCTTGTATGTGGTCGCCTGTCACCGTGAGCGATTGGCCACTCCGCTTGTATTCAGCGCCAGTGTTAGAGGTTGGGGTTCTTGGATGACTTGGGCGTGGCCTCATGACGGTCTGCAAAGGGACAAGGGCAGCGGCGCACAGTTGGCCTCACAGTATCGGGACAACGGCATGAAACTGATGACCGAACACGCTACCCATGAGGAAGGCGGTTTCGGAACCGAGGCTGGTGTGATGGAGATGCTCGAGCGTATGCAGACCGGCAGGCTCAAGGTCTTCGCCGACTGTCGACTGTGGTTTGAGGAATTCCGTATGTATCACCGAGTCAAGGGGCTGATTCATAAGGTTAGTGACGACTTGATGAGTGCCACCCGTATCGCGGTGATGATGCGCCGCAAGGCTACCACCAAGCCGAGAGTCGCAGCGCGGCATGAGAACGTGGTCTACATCGGCGACCGGGACGTGGGGTACTGACGTGATTACCATACTTCTAGTATGCATGGTGCCGGGAATACCGGGGTCAGACCATACCCCCAGCCCTATTCGATACTTCAATGCAGGGAATCCTGCCGGGGGGCGCACATGCTTGACCTGAACACACAACGCGACGAGGCGGCGCTGGCCAGAGACCGAATGGCGATGGACGGTGCCTTCCTGCCGGACGATGAGGCTGTCGACGAGGCCGAACAGTTGGCGCAGAAGCAGTACGAGGCTCGGCAACTGTTGGGCAGTGGTCTGGCGATGCAGGCCCAAGAGCAGGTGGCCAAGCGGCGGGTGATCGAAGACAGGTGGATACTCGACCTGCAACAGTACAACGGGGTCTACCCGCCAGAGAAGCTGCAAGAGATTATCAATGCCGGGGGTTCGCAGGCATTCGTCAATGTCACCCGACCGAAGGCTGATACGTTCAGCGCCCGTATGGCCGATATGATTGCGCCGACTGATGGGGCCAACTTCGGCATCAAGCCGACGCCGGTGCCGGAACTGGTACAGGCCAAGACCGATGACTCGCCGCTCGTGACGCCAGCAGGCAAGGCGGTCGTGACCGATCAGGGCCACCCCGTACTGGCGAAGGATATGGCGGCAGGCATCGAGAAGGCGGCAGAGGATGCCTGCGACCTGATGATGACCGAGATGACCGACCAACTAGCCGAGGCTGGCTACAATCCGGTGCAGCGGGACATTATCGACGATATGGCAATCTACGGTACCGGCATCCTCAAGGGGCCGGTGATCGTCGGCAAGACGCGGAAGGCGTGGATGCGGGGGGATGGCGGGTACACGCTGCATACCGTCGAGGAAACCAAGCCGGGGGCCATGCGGGTCTCGCCATGGGACTTCTTCCCCGATATGTCTGCCACCCGAATCAAGGACTGTGAGTTCATCTTCGAGCGGCACTACATGACGCGGCGACAGTTGCGTGACCTGTTGAAGACGCCGGGGTTCGACAAGAGGGCGGTGCGCGAGGTTCTGGAGTCGACGTCCAAGCCGGTCAACACGGCCAGCCACCTGAACCGGATACGCGCCATCAGCGGATTACAGTCTGTAGAGGACAACCGGTACGAGGTATGGGAGTACCACGGCCCCATCGACAAGGATGATCTGGCCAGCATGGGGGTCAAGGTCGACGAGGATGCCCTGACCGAGTACGAGGGCGTGGTGTGGTTCTGCCAGAACGTCGTGCTAAAGGCGGTCATCAATCCGATGGACACCGGCGACCGGCCATACTCGGCCTGCTACTGTGCCAAGGATGACAGTTCGATCTTCGGGTATGGGTACCCATGGCTGCTTCGGGCATCGCAGGCGGTGGCCAATGCCTCATGGCGCATGGTGATCGACAATGCGGGGCTGTCGGTAGGCCCACAGATTGTGATCGACCGTACCAAGGTGGTTCCGCTGGACGGTGACCCGAAGCTGAAACCGCGCAAGACTTGGGACAAGATCGGGGAAGGTTCCATCAAGGAATGTTTCGAGGCATTCAGCATTGACTCCCACATGACCGAGTTGATGGAGATATTCAACGTGGCGGTGCGGCTGTCCGACGAGGAAACGAATCTGTCGCAGATTGCACAGGGCAACCAAGGCAACGCCACGCAGACCGCACAGGGCATGACGATTCTGATGAATGCGGCCAACGTGGTGCTGCGTCGTGCTGTGAAGTCTTACGACGACGACATTACCCTGACGTTCATCCCCCGGCTGTACGATTGGAACATGCAGTTCAACAGTCGGGACGACATTAAGGGCGACTACAACGTCGTGGCGCTGGGGTCATCTGTCCTGATGGAGAAGGAGTCACAGACGCAGGCGCTGCTGCAAGCGGCCAACCTGTTCCAGAATCCCGAACTCGGCGATTGGATTGATGATGAGAAGTACGTCACGGCGGTGTTCAAGAATCAGCGCACCGACAGCGTACTCCGCACCAAGGACGAGGTACAGAAGCGCCGGGATGACCGCGCCAAGCAGGCTGCTGCCGCAGCACAGGGGCCACCACAGCCAGCACAACAGCCGCCTGACCCGGCGATTAACCAGTTGAAGGCCGCCGAGTTGCAGTTGAAGTACGAAACCCTCAAGGTCAGCATGGCCGAGCAGGAGCGTGCCGACCACATCAAGGTCATGCAGTTGGCACAGAAGGACAAGATCAGCGAGCAGGAAGCGCGGGTCACCCTTGGCCTCAAGAAGATGGAGATTGACGCCGACACCAAGGCGATGATGTCCGAGATTGCCGTCAAGTACCGCATGGGGAGCGGAATATGATGAATCAAGCAACAAGTAAGCCCTCACCACCGTTTAGTGCCGCGTCGATTATGGCGAGTTTCGGTTACCAGTCTGTTGAATGGCGGAAAATTCTGGAGTACATTTCAGTCAGAAGGCAGGAACTGTTCATTCAACTGGTGCTGGCTGATGAGAACGCAGGCAGGGCAAACATATTGCGGGGCAGGATTCAGGAGCTTGATGAGTTCCTTGCATTGCAACGTCGCGCCAATGTGCTTAATCCGCCCAGCGTGGGTGGTGGCATCTATGAATAACCAACCTTCTGGAGTAACGCCATGAACAAAACTGTACCCGCATCGAACACAGACCCAGCCGAATCAGCCGAGGTTGCCGCGTTCAATCAGAATGTGTCCGATGGCCACATGGTTGACGAGACCAAGGACAAGGCCGGGTTTGACACGGCGTTCAGCGAGTTTGCTGCCGCTCGTGAAGCCAAGCGCGCTGGAGTGGAAGCAGCAGCGCCCCCGGAAGTTGTTGCGCCGCAATCCGCTGACTCCCCAGCGACGCCTGTTGCTGCCGCACCACCGGCCACTGTTGCTGCCACTCCAGCCGCCCCAGCCGCCCCAGCCGCCAAAGTTCGCCCAGCTTGGTTCGATTCGCTACCGCCAGAGGCTAAAGCTGAGTACGAGCGCCTTGAAGTGGAGCGGCAGAAGGACAGTGAGAAGCTGGCCCGGATGGGTTCACAGGTCAACGCCTATGAACGCAAGCTGCAGGAAGCACGCAAGGCCACCCCGGCTCCCGCTAAAGCAGCAGGGGTGGCGTCCGACGAGGCGCAGAAATTCGCCGAACTGTATCCAGAAATCAACAAAGGGGTTGAAGCCAGAATGGCCGAAATCCGCGAGTTGGTTGAAGGTGTGAAAGCAGCAATCGACCCGCTCGCTAAAGATCGGGAGACACGGATTGCAGAAACCAATGAAGCCGCCGTCGAGGCCGCTCACCAAGGGTGGAAGCAAACTGTGAACTCCGACGATTTCAAGGAGTGGTTCAGCAAGCAGCCCGAATCCATTCGTAACTTGGGGGCCAGCAATGCACCGGAAGACGCGGTAGCGGTGCTGGACTTCTTCACGTCCGCGACCGGGTTCAAACCAGCAGTAGCATCAAGTACGCCAGCAGCGCCAGCCGCCGCGAGAGCCGCCGCCCCACAGGCCGCATCCACTCTTGCTGCCAAACGCCAACAGCAACTTCAAGATGCACAGGGCGTGCCTAACAGCCGTCCTAGCACGGAAACCACCGCCAGCGCACCAAGCGACTTCGCCGCCGCCTTCGAGTATTACCGGGCCAAGCGAGAGCGCAAGGAAGCAATGACGGCCTAACCAATCTAAGGAGAAGCAAATGCAAACCAGTTATGGCTCAATAAGCCAACGTACTGCGGCATGGGCGGCTGATGAAATGCTGGCACATGCCCAGCCGATCATCGTGTTGAACCTGCTCGCAATGCAGCGCCCGATTCCCAAGAACAAAGCTGATACGGTGAAGTTCCGCCGTG